GCTGCATCAGGAGAAGCCGTAGATGGAGTTAGAGTTGGTAAAGGTGTATAATGGGCTAACATCGATCCGAAATAAAACGGAGAGGCATTGATCATCACTTTGATTTTAAGATCAGCTTGTAAAAAAGCGAAATTATCCAATTTCTTTTTAATTCTTGTATCATTAAAAAATAAATCCCAAGGTTGAAAAGATCTAACAGTTCCTACAGCATCTGCTTCATTCCAGATAAAATTAGCTATCTTAACTGGTCTAGATAAAAAACTTTTCAAATCTAATGGGGTTTCATCAATAATGGAATTAGGATCAGTTTCATGGTAAAAACCTGAATATGTAGAATTATTCTTATCAACAAATTCAACAGTTTCCTCATTAGTAATTACGTCATTCGATGAAGATGCTTCAGAAATAGCAACATCTTCACTCTGAATACGAAAATTGTATTTCAATTTATCGATATGCGCTAAGCACTCTTCACAAAAAAGTGGATACGCAACACACATCTTATCAATTGATTCCGCATCACGCATAAGCTCTCGAAAAAGACACTGTGTTGGGTTTTTGGGAGTATTCACTCCCTCTTGAGTCTCATTTAGTCTCGACTCGCTACTTTGGCTACCCTCATTGGTAGCATGATTATTAAAGTTAGCAATTAGTTTATAATTCATACAAGTTAATCAGACTATGTATAAATGGTGTATTTGAGAACTACCCAGGTTCGATGCTTTTTAAGACTTCTCAGGTCAGTGCCCACTTTAAAGTTGTGGGCAAACTAAATTTAACGTGAAAATGAAAATGCAATTTATTTTGTTTATGAAGATGCTTTCCAAAAAGCATCTTTCAAAGTATCCCAAGCAGGAATACCTTCCTCCGGCACATAATATCCTAAATTGTTTTCAAGTATCAATTTATTAAACATTTTTCTTTTCTGGTGAAAAGTATCTTTACCATACCAAAAATATTCTCGTAATGCAGTTCCCATAAGAATTACACTATGTTCTTCATCACATAAATTTTTACTCTTAATATTAATTAAGAGCATTTTTTCAATAGAATCATGTTCTAAAGGAGCTACATAAGCACCTATCTCACTATCGAATCGAAATGTTCTTTTTAGAAAAGATACATCTTTTATATGTATGAAAGGTATAGATGCAGCTGTTTTCTCAGCCATAGTGTAGATTATACCCACACTAGCTAAACATGCTTGTATAGAAGTGTGATTAAACCAATCAATATCTTTATGTACGCTCATCATATTATCGTCACCATAAGTAAAAAGACATACGAACTTTTTAAAATCAGCACATTGTCCATTACCCAATATGGAATAACAATAACGCATATATAAGCAATTAACCAATCCATTGATAATAACTGTAAAACTATGTCCAGAAGGATTAGAACAAGCAAATTGAATAAGATCTCCATTGAAATCCACAATAGGAAAAGCCACA